ATTCAGGAGGCCCAAGGGGAAACAGTAAACTGTTTCATCCTCGATTACTTAATGAAGTAGCGTGACAAAGATCACGCCATCACAGTAGATCTTCCTCGACCGCTTTCAACAGGCGGTCCCTATGCTTAATGAGAGTTTTCATCTCTCGTATAGTAAAGGTTTCTACTGTAACCCCGAAGGACTCCATCATGCTCGCGAACACGATGAATAAGGATGATTTAGCATCACCCCATTCGTCGCGACGAAAGTTCGTCCGCCGTACTGAAAGGTACTCTCTGTCACCATCCTCGAAGTCGAGGACAATGTCAAAGAGCCTAGCTGGATGGTCGAACGAACATTCGCATCCTCCGAGAACGTCGTTCAGAATCTGGTTAACCCAGGTTCGATTGATAGTCTCAGAGTTCCCTTCCAGCCAGTGAACCCGGCCGGAAAGGAAGATGCGTGAGCGGGCGCCTACTTTAGTATTCATTTCAAATCTCCTAGATTATGGAATGAGTGCTTATAAGGCACCCGATGTTATCGATGACCGCGGTGTTCCACCGCGCCTTGTCGAGTGCAAGCCCGAAAACTTGCTCCTCGTGGGTAATGCGCTGATAGTCCCACCAGGGACTAACTGCGCGCTTCGCGTCGTAAGGGAGCGGCGAATTAGTGCGAACACTAATCGTCCCTCCTCGTATCTCACCCTTGAGATACGCTATTAACAACCCAGGAGGGTTGTAGATTAAACGACGATGCCTCTTGGGGACATGAACAGTCCCATCTCCGAAACGTATCTTAGGGGGCCGACCTACCCATCGCTTATAAACGATAGAAAGGTTATGGTCCATGCCGATATGTTTCACCCCTGTAATAAGCAGAGGCTCCAATAGAGACAGTGGGATTTTAACCCCAGCATCCATGTTCTCATCGAATGGCACAAACAAGGGAGGCTTCTTGAGAAGCTTCCAGAGCTGCGCCATCAAATTGGGAACTCGGATACCTGTCCTTGCGGACCACTCATTGAAGAGGTTGATCAAAACCGTGATGTCTTGTTCGGTTTTCAATTTACGAATGTAAATTGGCCGAACATTGTAGCCATGGTAGTAATCATGACCACACGACTCACGGAACAGTCCTGATTGGAAGGTTTTCGCAGGGTTCGCCGTAAAGCCCAAAAGGCTTAAAAGGCGGAGTACCCTTGAACAATGCTTCCGATCAACGATGATATCATCACCGAAGACCGAGTATTGACCGCTAGGGTCTCCCAAGCTACATGCTCGGGGGATCCGTTTATGCGGGTTTGCATCATCCAGGTATACGCAAGCTGCGACGATACAACTAAAGATAGCCGTCTGCAAAGGGAATGTAAAACCATTCCCCATCGTAGATAGCATCTTCAATTCGATATCAGAACCATCAAGCGTAGTCACCGGTGAACGCAGTTCAAGCATGGCGCTAAGCCATTCAGCTGGAATGCACTCACCGGCAAACTTTAGCGAGATGGAATCTGATGCCGAAGACAAGTCAATCGTTGCGAACGATCGCTCATCATCCGGTCGCTCACTGCCTAGTTTAGCCAACCATCGGTTTATTGATGGCTGGGTTGATAGGTCAATCGAGAAGAATCTACGAAGACGCTTCTCAATTAATGATCCAAGACCGAGCTGAAGGTACATATTAATACCTGGCTCGACACAGATCATACGTGAGATATCTGCTGTTTTTGGGGCGAAGCTAGTGCGCGAACCTCTCACAATTCCTGCCGAACCAAATTCCATCTGTCGGATAGACTCCGCTATGTGGAACTCGGGTAGCATCCATGTGTGAGCCCGGTATATGTCAACCAGGGATTCCGAAGTAGCAGTCAGAGGAGAGCTAAAGTGTTTAGCATAAAAGCTACCACCATGAGCTCCAATTGCAGCGCCCGGTCCTGATCTAGCGTTTTCACAAACGTTATACCAGGAAAGCGCTACATCCTCTCCAAGGTCTACTATGAAGAAATCTTCGATAATAGAAGCGAACTGAGATACCATAAGCATGTCTGCTTCTGATAAATCGGTCCGTTGCCTTGGTGTAACCCACTCATCGCACTTTTTATTTGATGCGAGGAAGGTCAGAGCTGCAGCTTTGTCAGCATCGCCCGAGTGCGTAACGAATTTCTTCGTGACGCTTTCGAGCAGATATCTGGCGGCTGCATGCTTGACCAACGCAGGTGGGCCATATCCTTGAACCTCAACTGGAGGTTGATAGAGATATGGTGCTAAGTCGGATTTAAGTCCGTCATAAAGAGCAGTCAGACACTTGTCCATCTTGTACCTTATGTGTACTGTGAGAAAAGACAGCCCCCTACTGGGGCTGCTCGATCGACATGTATTGGACGGACATGGGGATAAAAACTCTCCATACCCATCCAGCTAGGATTGCTCCTAGAATGACGATCGATAGCATGATAGCCCTCTCGCCGCGCATTGCTGCGGGACTAGAGGACGCCAGACATGAGCATGTCGGCAATGCCGTTGCTCTGCTGGTTCAGCGAACCAATGAAGAACGACACTGCCGCCTTCACGTTTGGCTGATCTGCTACATCGCTACCTGCGGGGATCGAAAATTCGGCGCGAAACTGGCCGGTCTTCGAAGCCTGACCAGCAAGAGGCGTAAGCCCCTTACGTTGCAGGATCCCGTAGGTATTGAAACCCACAGCACGCACAACACCGTTGGCGTCAACCGCATTTAGAGTTTTCAGGCTCTGAGGGCGGTAGCCAGTCAGTGTCCACGGGCGCGATGCCGCCGACCCCGTGTCTACGCCAGTCTGGGTGCCACCGATTCCGGTGACAGCCCACTGCTTAGACCACGAGTTCGGCGGTGTATCCACCGCGACCGTGTAGGTTGGGGAAGTAAACCCCGTGATGGTAGAGCCCGTAACGGGACTGGTGAGTGAAACACTCATAATTAACCTCGATGGAAGGGATAAGGGGATCTGTGACCAGACCTTTCACGCCGTCTAAGAGCTTCAACGAAGTTCTTCGGCAATTTAGGGTCATCTTTCACCGCGCCTTTCAATTTAAGAAGCAGCTTAGCCGACTGGCTAACTGCAAGCGCGGCCATATTCAGCCACTGTCTTGCGGTGATATCACCCGGCCTAGTGAATTCTAGATCCGGCACCGGAAGCGCAGCAACTGGAGATCTGTTGAAAGATGTCACAGCTATTTTAACTTTACCAGGCGTTTGGTTCATTTGGAAATGGATATTCGAAGGGGTTCCAGGATCCTGTATGTAAGTTATATCAGCCTCCGACTTATTAGTCGTACGGATTGTATAGTTACACCACTTGACCCCGCCCCAGGGAACAGCCATTGAACCAACTATATCGCCAACGTTGGCGAAATAGTCTGCTAAGAAGCTATATGGAATTAGATTCCATATAGTGGGGAAGAAGTCCCTGGGCCAAAGCCCAAGGACACCACTCACAGATTTCTCTGGGAGTTTACACTCTTCCCCCCACACACCCTGATACGTCTCAGAGTACTCCGAAGTTCTCGTCACTACTGTCCGAGTGGACAGGTAGTTACCGATAGCAGGGGATACAACGGTCGTAGAGGGCGCAAAGGCAACCTTACTTCTTGCGAAGAAAGGATGGTAGAATCCCATAACCTCACGGTTCTGAAGACCTACCGCAGCCTGTGCAATAGTAGAGGCCAAGGGTTTCCACCCGAAAGCCCATTCTAAGTGTGTGTCCGCCAATGCTTCAGCGAGTTTCACTGGATCCCGCCAACGTTCTAGGTCTTTGATAGCCCTATAATGGTTGCCGGTCATCAGGTCTCTCATCTTTTTCATCGGCGAACTTAGCGCGCGCATAGTCTGCTTCCACTCACCCCAGTCCTCACCAGATTTAACTGATGAGGCCATGGAGTTGAGTTGGGAGTGCAGCTGTGCGACGGCCTGGTTATGACCAGATATCAAGGTAGCGGTATCGGGGGTTGAGGCATTAGGCCACAAATCCGACCAACCGTTGGCGTAGCGAGGACCGCCTGTCGCAGTCCCATTGCCGGAATGGAATTTCGAGTCCACAGTGTGGACAGTCGACCATTTCGCCCAAGGGGACTTGACGATCCTAACCTTTGTCACAATCCCATTCGCGGGTGTGGTAGCAGATACTACCTCGCGAATCTGACTTCTCCAGGCAGGGTTATAAACCCCGCTAAGAGAATCAGTGAAGTTTCGTATGTCGTTGACATTTCCAGAATCGGTATCGGTTGTAACACCGAATGATTTAACTGTGTAATGCCAACGATATGAACGGATTACTCCGTCCTTATGAGACTTTGTGTAAGACTGTGCCATAGGTTTCCTCGATAAAAG